AGGCTGCAAAATGAAAACTATGTCGCTCAAGTCGTCGCTCTATTGGCCGCTCAAGTCGTCGCTCAAGTCGTCGCTCGATTGGCCGCTCGATTCGTCGCTCAAGTCGTCGCTCGATTCGTCGCTCAAGTCGTCGCTCGATTGGCCGCTCGATTCGTCGCTCAAGTCGTCGCTCGATTCGTCGCTCAATAGGTCGCTCGATTGGCCGCTCAATAGGTCGCTCGATTGGCCGCTCAATTCGTCGCTCAATTCGTCGCTTTCAGAAATCCAAGAGGACGTAGAATGAAAATGATGCGTACGCTAAACTTTTAACGCTATGATTAATTGTATTTTAATGCAGTCCTCTATCGGATCATAACGAGCGTGGTTTGCAACGACATTCACACACTAGAGGCTGTTTCTGTTTTGGTTATCGTTCCTAAAACGAAAAGGATAAAATGTCAATACCATTTGGCGCACATAATAAATTTCCACACAGATCAAAGTGGCTTGCATATCTTTTTTTACAGTCCATTGAAGCATTGCATAGGTCAGGAGCCCATGAGAAGGCCGCTGAACTCATGGCAGCAGATAACCGATGGGTAGATAGATGGAAAGATGCTGGTTATCTGGGCGGTCTTAAAAATGGCATATGATACTGGCTGGATAAAGCTGCATCGACAAATTTTAGATTCTGACGCTTGGTTGCAGGAACCTTTTACTCGTGGTCAAGCATGGGTCGATATGCTTCTCATCGCGAACCATAAAGAGGGGTCTATTTTAGTGCGCGGAATTACTCTAAAAATTGATCGTGGACAGCTTGGTTGGAGCGAAGAAAAACTGGCAAAACGCTGGAAATGGTCTCGCGGAAAAGTTCGTAGATTTTTATCAAATCTGGGTTCTGATTCGGTACATCAAATAGTACAACAAAAAAACGCTGTAAGTTCAATGATTACAATACTTAACTACGATAAGTACCAATCAGATGATACAACAAACGATACAACAAACGATACAACAGACGGACATCAGACGGACATCAGACGGTACACTAACAAGAATGATAAGAATGAAAAGAATGAAAAGAATAATACACCCCTTTCCCCAAAGTGGAAGTCAGAAATTCCGGAAAAACTTCGTCTGATTCCAGACTTTTTGACAGCATGGGATCGTTGGCAAAAGTACAAGGTCGAGAAAAAACAGAAGCTAACCGAATCGACAAAAAGCCTTCAGCTCAAAAAGCTTGAGAAAAGTCCAGACCCAATCGCGATGATAAATTTCTCAATCGAGAAAGGATACACTGGGCTTTTTCAACCAGACGGAAATGCGCAGCAGATCGCCCCACCAGAAATCCCAATGATGAAACCTGAGCCTAAGCTATCGAAAGCTAGAGTTGAGCAGTTAGGCCGTGAGCTAATGGCTCGAATGGATCTAGACATTGAGCCATGGAAGGAAAAATGAACCTAGTGAGACAATTCCAAGTCGATGGAATCGAATATGCAGAGGCCTACGCTCTAGGGTTGTACCAAAATGATGCAACAAAATCAGAGTTCGAACTTACTGCTCAAATGTTCATGTCTCGAAACGCTCGGTTTATCGCCCAAGAGATGGATCAGGGTCAAAAATTTTGGAGAGCAGACAGCAAAGCGACCCGAGAGTCATGGAGCCATGTAAACTTCCTAAAAAGCAGCTCCACGAAGCAGCACGCAATCGATAATGGAGTAGCAATCGTTCTAGCACGGTTTAGGAAGCTTGTAGAGGTCGAAAAGGTGTCGAAGGTACTTAGACGCCTATCAGATGAAACAGACCCTTGTATAGACCTTGTAGGGGGAAATACAGGGGTTGAGGTTTTTGATGCTGACGGCTCGATAAAAAAGACAACAGAGCATTTTGCGCAGACGAAATCTTTTGAGTGCTCAATCCCGTCTATGACGGAGTACCTAAAATATTTTTCGTCGGGATCTGTCTATCTTTTGGCTGGGACATCGAGCGCAGGTAAAACAAACCTTGCCTTGCAAATTTTTGCAGAAAAAAAAGTGCTCTACTTTGGCGTAGACATGACCGTGCCTGATGTTGTTAAACGAATCTTCGAAATCCATGCATACAAGCATTCGACAGGATCATTTAGCGAAATGCGACAAAGCGTTGCTTGGACATGGGAATGCGCTAAAACGTCGTTCGACAAAATCAAAGAGCGAATGATGCCACTTTTTAGGACGGTGGATTTATCGACAATAACCGTCGAGGAAATAGAGCAGACAATCCAAGTCGAAATTAAAAATAAAAACCGTCCAGACTACGTTTTAATTGATTACCTAGGGCGGATTGAGACGGAAAAGAGATTTGAAACGGAGCACGAAAAAAGCAAATTTGTGATTCGAAAAATAAAGATGATCGCAAAAAAACTATCTGTACCGATCTTAGTTTTAGCTCAATACAACTCTAATGGAGAGGAGTTTAAAACCGGTCGTATCAATTGGTTAGCGGGGTCTAGGGACATCATGCCATCGGTCGATGGGATCATTTGTATTTGGAGATCTGAAATTAAATCAGAATCAGGTCAGTCTATCGCAGATACAAGCCACATATGGGTATCAAATGCCCTCAAAGCTAGGCAAACAGGATATATTCCAGACTCAAAAGTACTATGTAGGGGGTTGTATCTTTACGAATCAACCGAACAACAGGATCTAGAGTGGTAACTAAATGCCCAGTATGCGAATCTAAACCAGAGCTACGCGAATGTGACGGACTCTATGTCGTAGGCTGCTATACAGAAGCGCACATGATGGACTGCGGGGAGAGGGACGGATTCGAATTATTCCCTCTCACGGGTAACAAAAAACCAACAAAAGAAGCTGCATACATGAGCTGGGAAATATGGGTTGACACAGACAAATGCAAAAAAATTGCAGATCTTTGGACAGAAAATCCGCTCACAACAAACAAACAAAAGGAAGAGTGAACTACCAGTCATGGGAAGACTCGACCGGACAAAAAAGTATAAGACAGTCAATAAAAACCTAAGTGAAGTTCCATACAGTTTTTAACGCCAGACGGAATTTCAACATTTGAGCCGTGCGATTAAACCGAATACACGTCACACCGAGTCAAAAAAGATACGCTCCAAAACTAGGCTCTCATTCGTTGGGTGCTTTTCTTGCTTTGGCTTTGGAGCACCCCTAGGCTTTCCTTTCGGCCAACCACCACCGCGATAGCTGCGATTCGAAAGGTCGGCCTTGCGCTTGTCTGTCATGATCGACGCGGTGTAAGCACCCCACAGGCTTTTGAGCTGTGCGGTAGTGAGCTCAGCTGTGCAGTGTGGACATTTCATAGGGCAACCTGCTCAACTTCAACCGTGAATCCGAGGCTTTTTGCTTGTTCGATCAATTTACGGCTCATTGTCTTTGTGCCTGCGATTTCAGCGAATTTCTTTGCAGTCTCGCAAACTGGATAGATAGCTTCGTTTCCGTAGTTCTTTGTAATCTTTACTTTGATAGTTGCATTCATTTCTTTAACCTCGTTTCGCTTTGAGCTCCATTGCTCTCGGCTATGAGGATAATATATCTAATCGCAAACATGATTGCAATAGGTGATGATAAAATAATGAAAATAATTTTTGAGGTTCTTTAGGTTTTATTTAACTAGAAAAAAAAGAGCGATGATCTCGCTCTCGGTTCGTTTTTGTTTATTCTGAGTAAAGTGCATATTGAATTTCATCTTCTGCTTGTGTAGCTGCATCACTTAATACACCAGCGTTATTTGAGCCGTTCCATTCAATCGAGAGGCCATTCACAACTTTTTCGAACAGCGCACGGTGAGCCGAATAGAATGTTTCAATATCCTTGCGCGTGTAGCTGTTTGGAATCGTATAGCGGCGAATTTCCCCATTCCAGACTTTGCGCGGTACGGCGTCTCCTATTTCTGAGTTCACGTCAACTTCTACCCGACCATTGGCGAACACCTCAAAGAAGCGTTCCTGTGGGTTACACTGGCCTTGATATGTAAAAGCGCGTGAGTTTATTATTTTCAATTTCATGGTGATTACTCCATTGATTAAGGTTTATTTCGTGTCGCGGGAGTCGAACCCGCGTAAGCCGTTCACGATAAAAAAACATGCTTTCTCATGCAAAATTTTAATCAACGGATAATTCTGCCACCATTTTTCGAGCAATCCCTTTTATTATCCACGATCCATCATTTGCGTGTGACCTAAATGCGATCCCTGCATATTTTTTTGCGAAGTTTATCATGTCCTTGGTGCTGCATTGCACGATAGACTGTAAGTCGATGGCTTGGGATGCAAAACACTTAACGCCATCACCAAAAGAGTCTGGATCAAGGCTCTTGCTACATGATCCAATGCTAATGTTTACAAGGCGCGGGTCGAATGGAAGGACTTGCCCTAATCTCTCCATCACAGTGACGGCTCTCATATCCCATAAGTTAGACGCTATGGGATAAAGGTGGATGCTTTGCACACCCACCTGAAATTTATATCCACAAAAGTCAATCATACAGCCATCGCCTTGCGCATCATGTCCGTGTGTGCATAATAAGCGTCCATATCTGCTTTTTGCTTTTCGATCTGATCCTGTGTGCGATTAGCAACCTTCTCGTTTTCTTCTTTTGCAATTTTGTCCTCTAGAGTCTCAACGTAGTTGCTGGTTAGCTTTGATGCTGCGCATACGCATTGAGCATTGACATCGTTGTACAATGCTGTAACAGCGTCACGGTTTGCTGGTGCTACAAATTGAGCAATCCCTGCGCCGCCGATTGTCTTAACAACCTTTCCGTTTTTGATAAAGTCAATAAAGCAAGACACTTTATCGCTTGTCAAGTAAGCCTTAACTGTTATTCCGTTGATTTCGATTTGCTTTTCCATCTGGATTCCTTTTGTTTCGCTTTGAGCACCATTGCTCTCGGCTATGAGGATAAGATATCTAATCACAACCATGATTGCAATAGGTGTGGTAAATATTTTTTGAATTAGTCTTTAGATTATTTAGCTTTAGCCTAAAAATCGTTATTTTCTACTCAATTTCGACACTTTTTATTTTGATTTATTTTATGAAACTAATGCTATTTTTATGTGTGAAACACTTTGATCGAGAAAAATCAAATTTCGAGTTTTTGAAATGAAGCTACTTTTGGTATCAGATTCCACAAATTTCTCAACTTACGACGTCTATCTAGGGTATGTCGATGCTTTTAAGCGGCTTGGGGTCGATTTTGTTGCCTTTGACTTACACGAGTTTAACCGACATCACTTGTCAACAATAAGCCTCGCGCTATTACACAGCATGGCTTTAATCAAAAACAACGGCATTACGCATGTGCTTTTTGTTGGTGGCTGCTCTATCCCAAAAGAGGTTATTGAATCGTTCTGGAGCGTTGTGCGAGTAGGGATCATAGCCACAGATGACCCGCATTCTAGCGGATTCACCCTGCGCTCAATTGAGAACTTGGATTGGTATTTTACAAACGAAAGAGCATTGACTGGTGACAAAATCCATTACATCCCTACGGCGGCAAGTGTTTCGCACTGTGGCCGCATTGCCGATGTCCATGAGCGCTTCAAAAGCGACATAATTTTTGTTGGCTCTGTCTATCCTAACCGCGTCAAGTTTTTTGAAGCTGTAACTCCTTTTTGTATATCGCACGGCATCAATCTTAAAATCGTCGGCCATATCGATTATGTACCTGCGGACTCCATAATTCGTCGGTGGTGCGTCGATACTCAATCGAGAACTGTTCCGCATGAAGAGACGCTGCGCTGGTACTCTGGTGCGAAGGCTGCAATCAATCTGCATCGCGATCCAACTTGGCACCCAGAGACCGACAAAGAGAACCCATACAACCTGGCAAGCGTCACGCCTGAGAGTCTAAACCCGCGCGCATATGAGCTGGCCTTGTGTGGCTGCTTTCAGCTCCTGGACGATTCCAGGGCTGAGGCGCGGGATTACTTCGACTGCCGCGAGGTTGGTTTCTTTTCAGATCCCGAGAGCTTTTGCAGGGCGGTTACAATGAGCATCATAGACGATGACTCACACGCTTTGCGCAAACGAATGATCGAGCGGGCCGCAATCAAAGTGCAGCGTACAGGAACATACGATGTACGCGCAAAAAAGATTATCGACATCATCAATCAACAAAAGGAAGTCCAAAAATGATATTTGCAATTTTAGTAATCGTAATCATTATCTTAATCATCAAGTGAGATTGCAAATTATGGATACAAACGAGAAAGAATCAAATGAAATTGTGCTTCCAGTCTCAAAAGATGAGATTGGAACTCCGCGCACAATCGAAGAGGATTTGCGCGATGCGAATGCTACCATTGAGCAGTATAAATCCAATGACCGCGCCCATTGGTACATGCATATCAAGGTACACTCGATCATGGGAGATCCTAGCCTTACGTGGCAAACTAAAGGAAAGATGGTTCTAAAGATCTACAATGAACTGAAAAAGTCAATCACGCCAAAGGAATCGTCCACATGATAGTCGTTGCTTCCGTCAGCCTAGTTTCGTTCGCGGTGCTTGCAATCGTTTGTGCAACAGACCTAAAAACAAAGTATCGGAGATACCAAAAATGAATCACATTAACAATGACGATGGCGTAGAAAATAACGCCTCGGATTTGCAACCATACGATCAAGATAAAGAGACGATCGGTAATGCCGTAGCGCGTCTCAAGGCGCATGGCGTAAACCATGGTGACGCACAAGATCACGTACTGCGCGGAAAGCCGTTGCACAAGATCCAGAAGGCGCACAAAGCCGCAATCGACGAGTAGCCTATGTATGAGATTCCTTTGCCCCCGCCTAAATGTCCAGAAAAAAATTACAACCTGGCTGCATATAAAAAGAGCAGGAAGCATAAGGATGAAAAAGAACACGCAGTTGTCGGACGGCCACCGATGACGGATCTTGTGGCGACGGTGAAGCTCTCTCATGAGGGTTATCAAGTTCTCAAACGCGAACTAAAACCAATGAGCGACTCTGCTCTAGAGCGTATGGAGAAAATAGACGAAATCCTTGATGGCCTCATGTGTGGGCACTCTTTGAGCAACATCTTAGCAAGCGAGGAAATGCCAACACGAAGCACATTCATGGAGTGGCTTGCGCGAGATGAAATACTTGCCGGTCGATATGAGCGTGCGCGTGAAATCGGTGGAGATGTTCTTTTTGAAAAGATTATGGATATTGCGAGTAAAGATTACATACCTACTCGATTCGGCACAATCGACTCCGGAGAGGTGCAATCGAGAAGGCTGCACGTTGAATCAATCCTAAAGACGCTGTCGAAGTTGTTTCCTCGCAAGTACGGTGAGCGCATGATGATAGAGGATACAAGGGCTGCGGCTCCGATAACACTCACGTTCGCGGACGTGCAGAAGATTAAACAACAACAGAAAAAGGAAGAATGATATGTTTGGATTGCTGAGTAGCGATAAGCGAAAGATTCTCAAACGAAATATTTTTGAAGATAAGAAGCGAGGCAAGAAATGAGCAACGAAATAGAAGGAATCAACGAGGCAGACGCATACGTGCCAGAAGTTCCAATCCCTGCGCGTAGAGGGCGGCCACCATTGTCAAGCCAACCCGCTACGAAGCCTCACAAGACAACGAAAGCAACGCAAGCCAAGGAAGCTAAGGCTGCACTGAAACGCAAGTATGCGCAAGCTCCTACGCCTGTGCAAGAGTGCATTACTCCATATCAACCGCCGAACGGAGCACCAGCGGTTCCGCCTGCGATAAAAATCAATGAACCACCAGTCGAATGGGAAGTGAAATTTGTTTTTAACCCGCAAACGGAATGCATGGAGCCAAGACAAGTGCGAAAACTCGCGAGGCCGTAAATGGCTGCGCTTGAGATGCTGCCACAGTTCGCCCCGCTTCTCGATCCATATACCTATAAGGTTTTAGTAGGAGGAAGAAGTCGTGGTGGTTCTGTTGCCTGCGCTCAGGCATCTGTTAGTTTTGCAAGCCTATGCTCAATGCGAATTGTCCTTCTGCGCGAATATCAAAACTCAATCGCAGAATCAAGTAAGGCGCAAATCGAATGGGTAATTCGCAGCGCGAAAGATGAATCTTCGTGGAAGATCGCAGAGCAGTACATCGAGCATAGAAAGACGCACAGCACGTTCACATTTCTTGGCATGAGCAAAGATACAAGTAAGGTTAAATCTTATACAGATATTGACCTAGCAATTTTTGAAGAAGCAGAAAACGCATCGCAACAGTCTTTGACAGATCTTATCCCTACAGTGAGAAAAGACGGTTCTCAAATATGGTTTAACTTTAACCCTCGCGACCGATTTTCACCAGTCGCACAAATGTTTATCGAGAATGATCCACCTCCTAACTCAATTATCATTCGGTCAACCTATCTAGATAATCCGTTCAATTCTGCAAAAACTTTGGCTGATGCGGAGCATATGAGGCTTACCGATCCAGCCCTTTACGATCATGTGTGGATGGGCAACTATCTTGATAAATCTCAATTGAGAATGGTTCCGTTTTACAATTTGTTCGACCCCGACAATCCGGCACCAGAGCTTGACAATGATATTTGCGTTTGCGGTATTGATATTGCCCGTGATGGTGACGACTCTACCGTTATATGCGTCCGTAAGGGGCGCAGGGTTTTGTTTATTTCAGCATACTCTAATATGGATTCGGACAAGCTTGTTGGCGAGTTATTTGCTATCAACGCTAAATACCACTGTGACCGCTATAACATGGATACCACAGGTCATGGCGCATGGAGCGCAGACGCACCGCGCAAAGCTGGACTTAATGTTGTATCGATTAATTTTGCTTCCAGCGCACGAAAGGACAAGCATTTCTCAAACCAGCGCACAGAGCTTTATAGCCTTGCCAGAGAGTATTTTGAGAATGGCGGAACAATCCCTAGAGGCGCGTTGAAGCTACAACAAGAGCTTGAGTACACACCTTATACGCTAGATAAAAAGAATCGAATATCTATGCTCCCGAAGCTTGAAATCAAGCGGTATTTAAAGCGGTCTCCCGACTACTCAGATTCGTTTTGTCTCTCGTTATTAGGCGACAACGGAAACATATTTGGCCGCTCCACTCAAGAACGTCAAATCTCAAATGAGATCATGAAGAGAAACCTTCTGAACGCTGGAAGCTACGGTGGAAAGTACAATTCCAGCTTTTTCGATTGAGAACTAAGTACTCTATTGAGATTATTTACTTATATTGTAGACATTAGTTCGGGATACACATGGTGCGTATCACCGGCAGGAATCACCAGACTTGGGTTACCGAGGCTTGTGTATATATGGCGAATGACTCGCAGTTATTAGACGAAGATGGAAAGATCCTCGATGACCTCAAGGATTTTATAAGCACGTCCAATGCTCATCATGGGCCGATGATTGACCGCATCGTTAATGACCTTGCATTCGCGTCGAGCGAACAGTTTGGTGAAGACGATTCCGCCATACGCGGAAATGGTCGCGCAAAAGTCACGATCAATCTTGTTCGGAATTACTGCAATCAAATTATCAATCGTTACCGAACAAAGCCTTATGGTATCGTGCTAAACCCGCGCAAGCAATCCGTCATTGCAAAAACAGAATTGACGCAAGGCATTGTGCGAGGTATTGAGTCCGTAGCAAATGCACAGCAAGCGTACACCATCGCTATTGATCGACAAGTTAAGGGTGGCCGTGGTTATGTCGCAGTAACTACCGATTATGAGAGCGAAACAGGATTTGACCAATCACTAAAAATGACTGGTATTATCCGCCCAGACATGGTCATTTGGGACGAGTTCTCAACTGAGGTCGATGGATCTGATGCTACTCGGTGCGTATTCGTCGAGCACATCAGCAAGAGCCGCGCCAAGGACTTCAACGACATCGATGCCGACTATACAAACTCAAGCCAAGTCTTGCTCACAGACACGCGCTGGGCTGCTCCTGAGGGTTCTGTTGAGGTTGTCACCTATTTTAAGGTGAGTAAAGCAAAGACCAAGATTTTCATGGACGATGATGGGAATATATTGCAGGAAAACGAAGTCCGCAAGAATTCGAAACTTCGTAGCCGTGTAACTACAAAAACCTCTGTAATCGTTTCAAAGTTCGTTAATGGTGAAATCGTTTCGAGTACAGAATTACCAATTAAATGCTTGCCTGTTGTCCCATTTCTTGGCGAAATGGTAGACCTTCCAAACCGAACTGATTGGGTGGGAATTCCTTTCTTTGCTCACGATGCGCAACAGCTTGTAAATCAAATGGCATCGCTCACAGCGGAGCGTATCGCACTAGGATTAAAGCCTACTGTTTACGTTGATCCCGAGGCGATTGAAGACTATTTAGACCTGTGGCAGCAAGGTAATAAGCTTAATCTTCCATTCCTCCCAATCCGTACTTTTGATGCAAACGGAAAGCCATACAATCCTCCAACGACATCAAATCCTGCTGCAAATATTACCGATGTAACTACCGCGCAGGGTACGAGCCAGCAAAACCTTTCAAGCATTCTTGGAATGCCCGAAGCTGGTGTTGTTGTTGCTGGTGCTCCAAATGAGACTGCGACAGCCGTTCTTACTCGCTCTAAGTCCACTGACATGAGCAACTTTCAGTACATGGACAACGCGCAGAAGTCAATTAAGCAACTCGCACGAGTCCTTTTGCAGATGATTCCAGTCATTTATGATGTAGATAGAATGGTTCCAGTGCATGACGGAAAAGTTGTAATGGGACAGCCTCTTAATATCGCAGATATGGGTATTGTTGCCGATGAATTCGACGTTGATTTAGATGCAGGCCCGATGGTTGCGACACAGCGGAAAGAAGAATTCCAGTCGCTGATTGCACTTGCTGGGATTCTCGGCCCCGATGTTACTTTGACATTTGCTGCTGATATTGTTGCCAATGCTGATTTCTCAAATGCAGATGAGATCTCAAAAAAGATTTCTCAGTACGCGAATACGAAGCTCGGATTAAATAACGGTGGCGCACCTGATCCACAAGCAGAGGCTGCATTACAACAGGCTTCGCAGACCGTTAAGACATTGCAGCAACACTTGCAAGAAGTTATTGCACAGGCTCAGGCTTCCAAGGCTCAGGACGGCCAGGAAATGCAGCAGATGGGAGCGTATATCCAACAGCTACAATCAGCCCTTGAAGCGAACAAGGAAGCCAATGCGACGAAGATTGCTGTGGCTCAGATACAGCGAGAGACACGGGTAGACGTGGAAAGCCTGAAAGAGCAAGGAAAATTGACAGATACTCAACTGAAAATTCAGGCTGATGCAGAAAAAGACGCGAGATCCGCGCTGTTGAAGTCGCAAGAGGCACAAGCAGAAGCTTTTAGCAGACCAATTTTAAACGTCGAAGGCCAGAAGCCAGAGATGAACGCAGTTGACGGAATGCGATCACAGATATTCCGCAACGCTTAGGGTGTCCATAAGGCAAGCTCGGCCTATAACAAGCGATGGGTTGCGTAACCCAATGTCAAAATACGAAGGCAAGCTTTGGCCTTAACAAGCGAATGAGGTACGCTATGTCAGAAATGACAAACGAGACAGCACAGGCCGCGACACAGCCTGAACAAACCGTCGCAACTGGGTCAAGTGCTTCCTCACCTATCTCCCCAAGAGAGAAGCATACAGCAAGGCTAATGGAGTTTAATAAGGACGATGTCGAGACGTTGGGAGACGTTACGAAACCGACCGAAAATAAACCCACTAGAAATGATGTAGTCAAGACAGATCTGAAACCAAAGAAGGACGAAAGGCCACGCATTGATTCAAACGATCGAAGGATTGCACAACTTGATGCCCAGAAAAAGGCGATGCAAGCAAAGCATGATCTCGAAATGCAAGATCTCAAACGAGAATTTGCAGAATTAAAAGCGGCAATGAATCCTAAGAAGGTCGAACCTGTTAAGACCGAAAAAGACTTTGCAAATAAGGCTGAGTTTGATCGCTACCAAATGGAGCAGATCGCAAATAAAGCCAATGATGAACGGTTTATAGCGTTCAAAAAAGAGCAGGAACAAAAGTTAGCGCAAGAACAAGAAGTACAGAAATTCAGGCAGGACTTTTCGCAACGGATTCATGATAACTTCGATTCGCAAGATGAGATTTCTGAATTCAACGAAATGCTAAAAGTGCCCGACTCATTGAGCAAAGACATTCACGAGTACATTCAGAATTCTGAAATAGGCCCGCGAATGCTCAAGTTCTTTTTGCTTCGGCCAGACCTCGCGCAGGGGTTGGAACGTATGCCTGTGAATATGCGTACTGCAAGGCTTTCGCAGCTTGAAACCTCGCTCTGGAATGAACGCCAGCAGGAACGTGTGAACGCACGATCCACGCAAGCAAATGCAGGGCAGCCAGCGCGTAAAGTTACCGCAGCCCCCGCACCTATCGGCTCATTATCCACGGGCGGACAGAGTGACGGAGAGGTTGACGGAGCTGCTGCGGTGGCGGCCTACAAGAAACGAAGAACGGGTCGTTGACCCATGGAGTAATGTATGTCTCTTAATACCCTCATCACCACCCGCAAGGCGGTGGCGTTGATCGCAGAAACTGAAATGAATCTTCCCATTCTCATGAATGGTAGCGTTCAGTTCAATAAGAATTTCGTTGGCGGAAATGGCTCTACCATGGATGTGATTATCCCAGGCTATGGCGTTACTGGCGTTGGTGCAGATATGACAAACACACCACGTAGCTACACGGCTGGAAAGCAGAGCGTTACGCTCGTGCAGCGTCATACCCCAGTGTCTTTGACTCAAATCGAAATGAGCCAAGACCTGAGCGATTTCGAGGAACAAGTTGCTGTTCCATTTGGTGCGCAACATGCATCTACGGTTCAAAAAGTTGCAGCTCTCGAAATGATTATGAAGGCTGATACCGCAGTAGTGAACAATACTGGTACTGGCGCCGCTTCTGCGGCTTCGTTCAATGACCTTGGTGTTGCCATTTCGTCGATCCGTTCGGCTCGTTCGACGGGTAACTTGCATGGCGTTCTTTCTTGCGATTTGTACGCGCAAGTTATGGCAAGCGGTATCAATCTGTTTAACCCATCTCCTGCTATCTCTGGTATGTTTACCAATGGCGAGATTGGATCATACCATAAGGTGCCATTCAATGAAACACCTGATATTGACAATTTGACTACGGGAACTCATACCGTTACGACAAATTTTGTTGGTACAGTGAATGCTCAGGGTACGAATCTTCACTTGGCTGCTGATAGCCTCACTGGCACCGTGTTGCCCGGTGAAGTTATCACTTTGGCAAACGTAAAGGTTGTTGATATCTATGCTGTGGGACGCGCACAGAACTACGCTTTCGTGGTTCAAGGCGTTGCTGGCGTTGATGTTTACACCGCTGCTGCAAATGCTATCGACTTGCCTATCAAGCAGATCTATACTACTGGCCCATTAACCAACATCAGCTCAACCGCTGGCGCGTTCCCAAGTGGTGCAGTCGCAACGTTCCAGACTCGCGCAAATAGCACTTACGCACGTGGTCTTGTGTGGGATAAGTTTAGCTTCATTTTCGCAAGCGCGATGTTGAAGCCATTGTCCACCGTTGAGTCCAAGAGTGCCAAGGGTTCCGCGCTTGGTATGTTGATCCAAACACAATCCAGCATCATCACTGGCGAGGATATTACTCGCTGGGATTCGTTGACAGGCTTCCTGCTTGCTCGTTCGAACTGGATTTCCTCTTACTTGGTCTTGCAGTAATCTGCAAAGGAGTTAATTACAATGACTATCCTTAATCAAACAAAACAAGCCGCACATGAATCTTCTTGTGTTGCTGGTTCCGTATTGTACAATGGTGCTGCTACCGTTTCTGGTGCCGTTCCCGTGTCGTTTTCTGAAGCTGGCTATGATTCTGATCTCAAGATCACAGCAAGCATTTCAGCGATTACAGGAGTAACAGGAACTACGAGGGCTGTTGCCGTTAAGCTGCTCAACGTAGCTGGCGCACAGACTTCTGGTGCCGTTGGTACAGCGGTGAGCTTGTTCGGTCATGGCTCTAACCCAACAGCCGCAACGGATTCCACCGTTGTTAATCTGTTGGCGAACGATGCAAGTACGGACGTTGTGTTCTATGCAAAATCATTTAACAATGGTGGTGCAGACGGTCAAGGCGTGAAGAATGCTTGGGTAATCCAGTCTTCTGGATTGGCCAGCGTTTCTGCTGCAACCGTCACGTTCTCGATTGAGAATGTACCTGCCGGTTCCTACAACATTCCAGCCTAATTTCCCTCCTCGCTCAGAGGGTCATGCGTGTTTATTCCTTTTGCGCATGACCCTCCTTTAAAAGTTTAATCAGGTTTGCCCATGTCAATATCAATCCAATCCGTTGTACAGCTTGCATACCAACAGGTAGGCATGACGATGAGTAACGAGCAGGTGAATGGTGATGATGGAGCAATGGCGATAAGCTTACTCAATAATTTGCTGCACCAGTGGAACGTTGATGCATTTCTTCCATGGACGCGCGAAGTAGTAACGGCAAAACCTTCTGCACAGCAAATAACCTACACGATTGGTATTCAAGAAATTGGATTTCCCGCCCCTGATATTTCTGCGATTCGACCAGATTTTATCAATCGCCTTTTGTATTACCCAAGCGTAAATACTCGGCCAATGAATGTGCAGCAGCAAGACCTTTCTGATTTGCTTTACCGTCGAACAGTTGTTACGGCAATCGGTACGCCATTGTTCTTTGCTCTTGATGGTAATTATCCATATCAGACTCTTTATTTCGACATCAAGCCACAAGCGGGGAGTCAATGGATAATGATATACAATGCGCCCATTCAGGACGTTTCCATATCAACTAAATTATCTGCACCAATGGAATACATGGAGTTGTTTATTACAGGGCTTGCACGTAAGCTATGCGCCTATTTCCAGCTTCCATCTGATACTTGCGCCAACGCAAAAGTTTTATGGGAAGAGGCTTTCAATAGAATTCGTCGCGCAAATAGCCGCTCTAAGATTCCTACGCTTGACGATCTAACAGGATCTAATTCAATGCGCGTAAATAACATACTCACTGGTAACGCGAGTAGGTAATTTATGATGCTAGACATTGTAGGTAGCTCGTATGAATTGGCGCAGAAGTCTTTATCTTCGCAGCGTACAATCAATTGGGTTGTCGAGCATTTGACAAACGCAGGAGCCAAGTCTAAGACCGTTTTGATGCCAACTCCCGGAGCAGAAATTAAGCTCGAAGTGATGACAGATTTTGAAGATTGCAGAGGTCTTTTTTATTCGTCAACAGGCCCGAATGGAATGCCACGACTTTATGGCGTATGGGGTTATACCGTTTTCCGTTTTGCTGAATCACTGAATGGGGTTTATCCTATCGGTTCAATTTCAAGCGGAGCGACACCTGTACGCATGATGGATAACGGATTCCGTTTTGTTGTTGCTGATGGGTTCAATCTTTGGGAATATCCACTCAATGCGGAAGACGGTGATGCAAATACTTTGATTTCTTCTGGACTCCCTCCTATCGCTGGATTAACCCCAGTAGAAAACGTATCGCCTACACACGTAGCCTTTTTGGGACAACGCTTACTTATCAATTCGCAGAGCACGAATCAATGGTATTTCTCAGGATTGCCAAAGCAAGATACGCCATTGGAATGGGGTGCAGCAGATTTTTACACGATGGCGACGAGCGCAAATAATATCCTTGCGGTCGCAAGCTGCAATGGATCACTTTGGATTTTCGGATATAAAGCCGTCGAGATTTGGCGCACGAATGATAACCAGTACGACCCTTATAGCTACTCGGCTGGTTCGCAGTCTTCTATTGGTATTGTTGCCGCTCAGTCGGTGGCTACGGTAAACAATTTGATCTTCTGGCTTGGTGGCTCAGAGGTTGGCGCTGCTGGCGTTTACATGGGTCAAGGAACATCGATGAACCGTATCAGTGATATGGCTATCGAAGATCAAATTATGTCCTTAGCCGATCAGACAGACGCACTAGGCTGGGCTTACTCGCATAAGTCAATGGTCTACTACGTTCTGTCATTCCCAAATTCAAATCGTACTTTTGTTTACGAAGTCACAACGAATACATGGACTGAAAGACTTTTACGAGACATTGAAAGTGGTGAATGGTTAGTTTATCCGTACCAGTTCGGAATCGTTGTCCGTGGTGAGATTTACACCGGATTGATTGGCGCACACCCTTCATATCTGATTCGACTTTCAGAGGATTTATTTACCGAGTTTGACGGTCGCCAAGTTGTTCGGCAACGCACTGCACAACCAATTTTTGATAGTCTGGACAAAATCCAAACGCGAGAACTCGCGGTAGACATGGAGGTAGGGGTAACGCCTTTGCTTTCTGGATATGGTTCAGATCCTAAATTGCAGTTGGAAGTTAGTAATGACGCTGGTTACACCTATGGATCAGTAAACACGATGAGCACAGGAAAGCAGGGTGCATATAGAACTTATGTTAGGAGACGCATTCCAAATCTTGGTCGTTCTTTTGTTTTCAGATTGACAACTTCGTATCCGGGGCCTTGTGCAATTTATCAGGCTCGTCTTGATTATCAACCATGTTCAAATACCTAAGAGAATTTTATGGCAGGAACACAACAAGCTCAGAAAAGAATCGTTACGATAAACGACAACCATGCAGTACCAAGCACAGATGAAGAATGGTCTTCATCGATTAAACAGGTTGCTGGTGCTCTGCAAGGATCGTGGGGAAAGGGCGATTGGAACGGTGGTATTGGTGGAGAAGGTTTTTGGATAAAGCATTCTATGTTTTGGGACGCGAAAGTGAAAGCTACGTTGAATGGAGTCACTACATTTATATCACCGTTTCCGCTTAAAGATGCGGTGGTAATTATTTCAAAGATTGACCCTACTGATGGCAGTATTTCACAGTCAAATCTTTTTGTTGAGAGTGGTAGAAATTTTGATGTTACTTTTAATGGTGTCGTGATCGTAGAAATGAAAAATATCCAGAATGTGAGGGATTAATAATGTCTTCTTCAAACCCATATATTGCGGGAACTATTGGTGCAGCAAGCGTTATTGGTGGTGCGGCAAGTGCCGCAATGTCTGCTGATGATAAGGTTGCATACCTAAAGGCGTTGCAAAATGGTGAAACAGACCTCGCCAATTCAATCGCCCAAAAAGCAAGCGGAGAGCAAGCGCAGTTATCTAGCCTTTATTCTCCGCTCACAGAAGGCTACACAAAAAACGCGCAGAACTATTACGACGCTGCAAATAATGCGGATTTCTCGCAATACAATTTGAAGACGGCTGCGCCTTATACTGGGCTCACGACAGATCAAAAAAACTCTGATACAGAGGCGTTACTAAATCCAGAGCGCAAAGCAATTGAAAAGGCTGCTACTGGTGCTGTTGAGCAGAGTTCGGCAAATGCTGGAAAGCTATTTAGCGGTGCAGCAGGAAAGGCTATCGCTCAAACGGTTGCTCCAATCGAAGCGCAGCAATGGAATACCGCGCAGAATGCAGCAACAGGACTTGAGCAGAACCAGTACCAAAAATATCTTGATGAGTTTAATCAGGCTCGATCCGTTGCAGATTTCAACAAGGGAAATTACCTATCAAGCCTTGGACAAAAGCAGAACGCGGTAAACGCACAGGGACAGAATTTCAATACGCAAGCTAAAGGATCTATTGATATTACAAGCGCAGCAGATCAAGCCGCTTTGCAAGCCCAGCAAATAGGAATGCAAGCCGGTGCTCAGGAAGATGGTACGGCTACAGGCTGGGAAGCAGCTCTACAAGGTGGCCTTGGCGCATTGTCAAAACTTTAAGGATTATTTATGGCAAACTTTTCGACGAATCTTATTGATATTCCACAGTTGCAACAGCAAGACCTTTACGCAGTTGGCGCAAGGGCTGGTGAGGGCATCAATAAGCTTGGGAATGCAATCAGTTCTGGCGTGATGAATTACAAGGCTCAGGACTTGATTAAAGCCTTCAACGATCCGAAAGACCACAAGTATGCTGGTCTTACTGGATCGAGGCGTACAGAGGCCTTGGCGGCTGATCTGATGGATATTTCACCTGAGCTTGCAGAAAAGTACAGGACTCAGGCGCAGCAAGAACGCATGAACGATTTTGGAGTGAGTATTCCGACCGACTGGAAGCGTTCAGGTGGCAAATCTGCATTGCTGCATTCACTGATTCAGAAAGTGCAAGATGCATTGTCAAAAGCTGGGAAGCAACAGGAAGCATCACAAGATAGTGTTCCCACTCCTATTGTTCCACTTCCTGAACCTGTTTCAGAAGATCTCGGAATTCCTCTCGCTTGGGCTGGAAACAACCGTGCAGAACAGTTTCAGAATAATTTGCATGACCGTGTTTCAAGCATTCTTGGAAATAAGAATGATACTCTGTCCTCCATCTATGGGGTTGGATAATGGCTTATATTGATCCATCTACATTGACTTTAAGTAGTCCAATTAAAGATTTTGGAACTGGAACGATCCCTAGTGCTGGTCTCTTCAACGGCATGGACGCATTGCTTGGAAGAATGCCAAAAGCCTCCCCAGATATAGAGCCTACGCCTAGTTTTCCAATTCCTGACGCAACGGCTTCAACTCCATCTATTTCCACTTCACAAGCTGCGCCTACGCCTATTGCGTCTACAGATCCTATTGATATTGCTCAGGGTGATTTGTCTGGCATGAGCGTTGATCAATTGACATCACTGCTTGGACAATTGAAAGCGTTATCAGACACAGAAGATAACGCACCGATGACAGCGCAAGAGCGGCACGATGAGACCATGAAGCAGCTTGCAGAAACGAATCCAGTAAAAGCAATGGAGTTGCAAGATGCAGAAAAACGCTGGCAGCTTGCTTACTCTGGCCGTGGCGAAGGGGCGCAGAATAAAGAAGTGCAGACAGCCATGCAGAAAGTTCTTGGATTGAAGGACGATGCCGCAAAGATGGACGCTGGACTAAAGAACGCCAAGGCTTACTTGGCTGGAATTGGCACGATTAGCCCAGCCTCTCTTGCCGCAATCCCTGATACTGTGCTAGATGCTAGCGGTAAAATTGATCCATTGAAAGAGGCTCAGATTGAGGCGTTATCTGGTATCGTTAAACAAGAAAATGGCATTGCACAATCACGCCTAGAAATTGCGTCCGCTTCGGATAAGCGAAGGAACTTTCAGACATATTTGCCTAACGTTAAAGACCAGGATTCGCTTGATGTTGCGTTACATTCATTACGTGTAAATTCTCCCGCTGGAATGGATTATTCTCAAGGCGTTCCGACTACATACGAAGGTAATGAGGCGCAGATTCGTAGTCTTGGATCTATGACGGATAAGGGTGCAACGTCACCGCAAAAAATAAGCTCGTTACAAAAATCTCTTAAATATGCGTTCGTTGGTGGTAAAATTTATAACCAAAAAACATTAGATGACGCAAGATCCATAGCAATGCAAAGTTCTGGTCTTAGTGATGGAGAGCTAACAACCCTTGCTGGCTGGCCTGCTACTTATGATCCAGATCAAGCCGCTATCGCAGAGGCGGGGGGAACGGAAAGAGATATGGAGAGCATGAAAAAGCTAGTAGCAAGTACTAGAACAGCTCTTGTGAAAGCTGATGTAGAAGAGGCTACAAAAACAGACCAGATTACACAGAAGGCGCAAGAAACGAAAATAAAGGAATTGAGTATAGATCAAAAGACTGGACAACTATTGACTGCTGCATTGAAACAGGCTAATCTAGTCAAGGATTTCACTTTAGCAAAACAGACCATTTCCTTACTGCAAGCGTTTAATACTCATTGGAACGTAGCAAATAAGCGTGGCGATTTAATGCAGTCTATGCCAGCTCGTTTTGCAATAGTTGACGCAATGACTCGTATAGAAACAGGATCTCCGTTACGTGAATTTAATTCGACGGCTGGAATGCCTATTTCTGAAATTGTTAAAGAGCTTGTTAACGTACATTCTATTCCAGATTCTCAATGGTTTAGTGGCCTTGTACCAACGGTAGAAGAAACTTATGACGTTGCTGTTACAAAAGTTATTCCCGATGCCGTTCAGAGAATGAAAAATACAGCAGAGTCATTTTTGATCGCTGAAAATAAAAAAGACTTGATCCCTTCGGCAAATGGAATAATTGATTCTAGTATTCCTACGTTCTCCCCAACATTAGGAACCCCATTAACAATCACTCAACCATTAACATCTCATCTTACCCAAGGAAATATTTATCAATAGGAATTTATGAAATATTCATTTGTCGGAAATGGACAACTTCACTCGGTAATCGCACCATCTTATGACGATGCATACGCTCTAATTTCGCGCGATGGATACGATAAATCTACGGTACTCGTTCCCATTGGGAACGTTGATATTACTGATTTCAATGCGGTGAAACAAGCGTATGATGAAAATAAGGTAAAAGCGCAAGAAGCGACAAAGATTCTCAACGAGCCGATTAAAAATAAAATCGAAGATCAATCAAAGGCAATAAAGCAAGCACAGTATGAAGCTCAGCCTGATTTGAATCCTGATTTTAGCTATGACGAAAGCCATACGCCTTTGCTTTCTGAAAAATATGCTTCTGATCTAGGAGATGCAGCAGCACGTGGATTGGCTAAGTTTATTGTCCCGCACGAATATGAGGCCGAACAGGCTGGTGATCCAACTGGTGGTGGTGGAACCGCTGGTGCTTATGATATTGTTGGAATGTTATCGAATCTAGCCCCAGCCGCTAGACTCGAAGGAGTCTCGGCTAATTTTCTTGGAAAAGCTGCAAATAAAATTGATGCAATAAAAAACGCGAATCAATCTTTTTCTGATGTAATTGGAAAGGGTGGTTTATCATCATTGTATGGCGTTCCACTTTCAGCGGGATTATCTACCCTTGCTGATATTGGAGCGCAAGAATCAGAAAAAGGGTCGGTAGATCCATCGGAAGCAGCCTTAACGTCCGTATTCTCCGCACTACCTCTTGGCGTTGGTGAAGGCGGAGACGTTGCAGGAAAAGAACTCGCAAAAAAAATAATGTTTAACCGATATAATCCAAAACAAGCAATGTTAAATGCTCCAACACCTCCAAACCCAGAGCTTTTTGAAAGAATGCTTGAAGAGGGTTTGCAACCTTATTTTCAGGGGTTTGCTGGTGGCGTAAGAAATTTGCAAAAGCTAGTATCTGACATCGAGGATTTAAAGCAAAAATATATTTCTGGATCAGATGAAACATTTAGCCTTGATGATTTGAAAGAACAGGCAAAGCAGAAAATACAAGATTCTGGAATTAGAAAGGCTGATATGAAGGACGCCTACAATTCCATTGATGACTACATTGAAAAAACAAGATACTATTATCAAAATGACCCTTATCATTTAGCATCATTATCGAAGTTGCCAGATCAAGGGCAATCAAAAATGGAAATGTATCTTGAAGGAAGAGTAACCCCTAAAGATATTATTTCGGATAAGCAAGCAGAACAGGCCGCTGTAAAATGGGGGCGCTCTAGTGCTAGTCAAACCCCTCAATCAGAAGCTGTTTCAAAGGCAATCAGCAGAGGCGTTAATCAATTGATGGAGTCACAAACTCCAGAGATTCGAGGGCAAGAAAGCCAACAACGACCATATTTATCGTTACTTGAAGCTGCGAATAATCGCGCAAATACTGGTGGATCAAACGCCCCACTATCTTTGACGGATAAGATCGCGGCTCTTGCCGTTGAACCAAAATATATGCTAGAAGCTCTTGGGGGAAATAAATTATTATCTACTCCCGGCGGTGCGGCTATGATCTACGACGCATCAAAGGCTTCTCCTTATTTGGGGTCTAGTTTGTCTCAATATTTAAAAACGAGAACTGGAAGCCTTGACGATATTTACGGAACAGGAACAGACTACCCAGCGGAGCGTTAAATGTTCGTTTCATCGACCGATAAACGCCCTGTATATTTTGGTTCCGATGGCCTCCCGCTTAGGAACGGTTCTATTGCCTATTTTGAGCATGGTAGCACAACTACCCCGAAGACTGTTTATACCGATGCAGCGCGAACCGTTGCGGCTTTGAATCCTCAGATTCTTGGAATTGATGGAAGAACGCCGACAGAAATTTATCTTGGGGAAGGTGCATACACGATCCAGTCATTTATGTTTGGATCGGTAACCCATGACAATCAGTGGGACGATTACGGAATCGTACCAGAAACAGCAACGTCAATCACGAACATTACAAATGTTGCGACAATCGCGGCACTCGCAGCAATTGACACTAGCCTATTTCAACGTGCCTACGTGCTTGGATATTACTCAGAGGGTGACTTATATACCAGATACTACGAATGGGTCACAGGAGATACGCAAGCGGGGAATGGCGGTACGGTAATCAAGCGCGGTTCTGGTGGTGCTGGATCGTGGATTCTTCGCCTCGGAAATACCGATGTCCTTGACGTGCGAATCTTTGGCGCAATCGCAGGTGGATCAACACCACGTAACGGCTCTATCCATCAAGCCGAAGCGCAGATTGCAGCAAATAAGTTTCTTCCACAGACTCTTTATTTCCCGCAGGGAACGTATTGCGTCGCTGGAAATGATACGCAGTATTTGAATTGCATAACGAAATTAGACTTAGGAGTCTATTTCTCGAACAAAGCAATTTCAACTACCTACACTTTAAAATTCATGAACACGTTCAAGATACTTGGAACGGCGCCTTTGAAGGCTGGCTTTAGTCCCGGCACTGTAACGATTCAATTCCTAAATGATACCGATAATTCAGAAGTGAATCTTGCTTGGCTTGGAGTCGTAAATACGTCAAGCGATCAAGGGGAAAGGCTGCGCATTGCTGTGGCAAGCGTAAACGCTAACTACATTCTCTATTGCGATAGCCGAGTTACGATTAGCGTACTTACACAAGATTTCTCTATACCAAACACAATTCGGTTTGAGGGGACTGGTGGATTTATTTTAAATCAGTTCGCCCACTATATCGAATTTGTTGGCTCTGGTAGAATCATAAACGACACGTCCGTCACCTACTATTCAAATCCTCCTGTACATCGTGGTGTTCTGTTTCAAGGCCCTGCAATCGGCTCTAGTGCTTACTCCTATCTCAAATTTACGAACTATGAAGAGATTCGGTCTTCTTGGTTTGCCGATGATGTAGGCGATGGGAATACTAGTCCGCTGGACTATCTTTTCATAAATGCGAACGGTCAAAATTCGGGCACTGTTGTAATTACTCAGAACACGCCATTCATTTTTGACCACCCAGTAAGCCTGTTCAGCAACTTGGGAACCAGCCAATTAATGACAGCAAATGTCATTTTCAAACATGAGTACGGTTTGGTTTCAAAGAAGACTGGTTCAGGCCATGTATGGCTTACGAATTCAGACTTTGGAAACGAATATATCTTTGGTACAAATGGCTTCATTGTTGCTTGTGACAAGGCTCTTATACCTTGGTGGATTCCACCTTCTGCAACCACGGATCAACTTACAAACGCTTGGGTATCGGGAATAAATTCAGCCCTTCATAGTGGATCTATTCTTGAGTTGTGCGGACGTAATTTGACGATCAATTTACCCGCTACGACATCGGGAACATCTTTGGGCTGCAAAGTTCAGAACGGCTTTCTATCGATGTCTGTGAATTACCCAGCGGTTCAGGTCTCCTCTTCTATTCCTCGTCTTGATTTCTTCAATGTGAACGTGATTAGTTCGGCAAACAATGCGCCATTGGTATCAGTATCTTCTGGCGGTTCTGTTGACTCTCTAACCGTCGAATCATGCGACTTTTCATCTTATTATAGTACGGCTCTATCGGCTAGTTTGGTCGAAGTGCTAACAGGTGGATCTGTTACGTATTGCGATATTTCGCGCTGCCATATTGAGGCGGGGTATATCGTTAGTGCCGAATCTGGAATGTCAAATCTTAACCTACACGATAATCATAATCTTGTAGGCGACTTGCTTACTGATTATTGCTGTGTTCGCCTGAACAACAACAAAATAACTGGTGGAGTAGTTGGAAAGTATCAGCTATCTTGCGTAGATTCTGGATTGATTGAGGAAAATAGATTCTATCAGTGCGATCTTTTTATTCTCGACAACGCTGGATTCATCGATGCTATTGTTTCTGGAAATCAGTTTGAAAGTACAGACAAAAAGTATAGCCGTGTTATTTATGAGGCAAGGACGGTAAACACTGTATTTGCTGGTGCAATCTGTTCAGAAAACTCTTGGACTGGTTCGGTTACAACTCCATTAATCGCAATATCTTTCACCCCAAATGAGCTGGGTATTGCAGGGGTTGGTATTCAATCCATGTGGTCGAATTGTTTTTCAACAACTATGCTTTCGCATAAAATTTGCATGACTGACAATGCAAGCGCGAAAGCAAATATCTATGTACCATGTACTCGCGGATCAGTTCAGAACCCAAAGATTCGACCAATAAGCGACGTACGTGCATTCATGGATTTCTATGACAACAACGGTATTTTTTGTTTGCCTTATTCGCTATCACCAGATTCATTCAGGGAAATAAACGTAAGTCCAACGGCTGACTTGCTGCCAAATGTCCCTCGGTTTATTGGTTTTGAATCGGTACAGGATAGCCATGCATTAGGTGGTGTAGGTTACAACAATGGTGTACTTTTGCGCTTCGAAAATTTGCCTATAATCACAGATCCCGCCGTACTACTTACTTATGGCGTTTACATTGACATGTACGAGGGAAACTGATGCCATTCGTTGCAAGCGTTGATAAGCGACCGGTCTATTTTGATAGCAATGGACTTCCTTTGTCGTATGGTAAATTGACCTATGTAGATATAGATACGCTTGTTCCTAAGATTCCGTTCAAAGATGATGCCCTTACCATTCCATTTGACTCAAATGAGATCATGCTGGACGGTAATGGACGTTCAGAATTTCAAATATTTCTTGGCGTTGGTGGTAGCTTAGTCTATGCAAAAAAGTTCATTGGATTAAATCACCTAACCGACCCCGCAGAGTTTTGGCGTGATGATAATCAGTGGGAAGAATGGGGGCTTGATGAGCCTATACCAGCAGAAGATACCGTTGTTGTAAGCACTGTGACAACTGTTGCAGCCTTGCGCTTACTAGACCCTGCAACAGCTATTCACTGCATTGTTTTGGGGTACTACGCAGAAAGTGACATTTTCTCGCGAGACTATTTCTTTGATGTAACAAGCTCTATGGCTGATGATGGTGGAATGACCATTCAAAGCTCTGTAACCTCAGTGGGTCGTTGGAGACTTCGCTTAGGTTCCACGGATATGCTTGATGCTCGAATCTATGGCATTATCCCAGACCGTTCGGGAGATATGACATCTAGGTTTAATGTGATTCGATCTGTTCCTACGATAGACCCTCTTTCGCCTTCGACAATTTATTTTGCGGGTGGCGTTTATCAGCTCAATACATACGGATCATTGTTTTTTGGTGTCCCTGTAAAACTTGACGAAGGCGTGAGTTTTGAAAACCTATCCAGCGGAACACTAACTTTCTCATTTGGAGACATCGCGGATATTCCAAGAGGTCTTGTTTTCAGAAACCTATATGGAAGTGTAGGCGATGTAATACCAGCCTTTACACGCCCTAGAAATGGATTTGAAGTAGACCCATCTTGGTGGGGTTGCAGGGTTGGGTATGATAGTGGTTCGCGCTGGGAAGTGATGCTTGCGAATCTGACTCCATGCTATACGGTTGTTGTTGACCAAACCTATGATCTTGGAGCTTTCAGCGCGGATTTAGTCATGCCACAGCAAATAGTGTTTCGCGGTAATAACTACATCACCATGACAGCAAGTGCAGCGCATCGGCTACAATTGGCCGCCATGGGGTCAATAACTCTTGAGCCAACGCTTACAGGTTCCGTCTTTACTGGTGACCTAACGCGCCTTGATATTCAGTATCATGTGATTCGTTCATCTTGGTTTTCATCTTTCGCTGATGAGACACAGAGCATAGACCTTTCGTATGTCGTTACAAGCATCTATCCAAGACTGACAAAGCAAGCGCGGTTCATTCTTGACTTGCCAATCAATAACTTTTCAACAGTTCTCTCGAACGAAAAAACTGTTCACTTAAATTTCTTTTGGGAGCGAGGTACTTTGCAAGGAGCTACTACCGCGAATCCTGTTGATTTACTGGCTGCACAGCTTCCCCATATTGGAGTAGTGAATTCAGACGGATTCTCATTCCTGAACCAGCCTTCTTTGATTGCTTGGTTCTACCCTAATGGAGCGTCAACCAGCCAACAGAATACAGCATTCAAAAGGGCTTTAGCATGTGCAAAGGCAAACTCTGGAGCATTTGGATTTGGTGAACTAGACCTATGCTCATTGCCATGTACATTAAGCTCCACAGCATCAGCTAGTTTCCCTTTGCTTGCTATCCATAACGGAGAAATAACCATTGGTGGAGCATTCCCCGCGCTCACCGTCTCAGGGTGGGAAATAAGCTTATATGATCTTAGCGTTACTGCTCCCGAAGGGTCTTCTTTGCTTTATGCGAATAATGCAACTACAAGACTAGACCAAGTTGATTTTGCTGGAACGATTGGTGCGCCATCGTGTAGCCTATTCGTTTCTCAGACAGGTACTAGGAGTGGATTTTTTGAAATAAGTCGCAGCAATATCTTATGTGATTACGTTATACAAAGCCCCACATTATTTTCGCAAGGAATCAGCATTCACGATAATGAATCAATACAAGCAGAGTTCCACGCACCAAACACACCAGCGATAACAATCGTAAACAATAAGCTATCTGGAACGGCTGGTGGTACGTGGTCGCTTGATTGTATTGGCTTCCCGATGATTTGCGCGAATAAGATTTTAGGATTGACTTTTGAGATAAGCGACAATGCGGGAATAATTTCATTCCTCGCGCACGGAAACAAGCTCGAAGGAACGGACGCAGATAGAACTCCTATCGTGCTAAATGCGACAACACTGAATACCCTTATTGCAGTGGCTTTGATCTCATCGAATGCGTTTGTAGGTAGCTATTCGACCTACTGGAATTCCATTCAAATGTCAACGAGTGTGGGGGGGTCGTGTGCTTTGGCTGCAACAGGTAAAAGGCACTACGCCTTGTTCACCAACAACACCGTTGCAAAAAACATGAGGAATCCAGCGACTAGAGGATTTGTAGAGTACAACATTCAGCTTGATTCTGGATCAAGTCCATTCATGTTTTTAGAATTGCCAACTGAAACAGATTATTCTTTGCATGATGATTCAGCTAACATATTCTGGATTGACGGTTCCACCCCTGTTGATGCATTTGGATATTGCAGCGCGTTCGTTGAGCAACTTATGAGCGGGGTTAAGGTTATGCGCCCTTCTGATGGAGCTTTAGAAAGCCTTGTGTATCAGCATTCCCATCAAACGATTATGTTTGCATTCGATCATTCGATAAACCTTCTTTCCGATCTCTCAGGCGTTGGAAAGAGCGTATTTATTGACCTGTACCATTGATTAGTTTCTATTTTTGATATTGAGGTTTGAGATGCCAACGCTTATGTATCCGCAATTTTTCGATACCATCTTTTTTGATATAGATGGCATTACGCCTCTATCGTTTGGTACTCTCGTTACAAAATATCAATCGACCTTACTTGATGCTCCAACCTACAACCAAAACGGAGATCTAAATACCAATCCAATAGTTTTAGATGCTTCGGGAAGATGTCAATTAAAACTTGATACTTCAATTAATTATTTCATGGAGACTTTTGGAGAAGATGGACACCCAGTTCGAACTTTTACCAATGTGTCTACTGCTGGTGGAATCGGGACACAAGGAATACAGGGAATCCAAGGAGAGCAAGGAAATATTGGCGCAACCGGTGCAACGGGTGCTACGGGAGCTACGGGAGCAGACGGTTCTACGGGTGCAACGGGAGCTACGGGAGCAGACGGTGCTACGGGTGCAACGGGAGCTACGGGAGCTACAGGTGCTCGCGGATATACTGGACTTACAGGGCAAAAAGGCGACAAGGGTGATGCTGGATCAACTGTTTTTATTACTGGTACACAAGAGGCATTTAATCAATGGGGATTTGATGCCTATACATGGGCGACTCCATTACCATCAATCACCTATTTAGACCCGCAACAATTAAACTGGTATGCTCCTGACTATACGAGCCAAACGCTAACAAGTCAAAGTGCTCAATGGAATTCATCGACTCTTGTTTTTACTTGTGCTACTGCTGGTAGATGGTCATTCAGCGGAACTGCTTCGTTCTTAAATCTAAGTGGTCTGACCAATGATTTTGGATTCGGAATCGTCAAAAAGTCATCTACTGGAAATGTCGTTTATCCCGCTCGTGTAGAAATTACAAATGGTATGCAAGGTACTGTTGGCGTAACTTGCATCATTGATGTTGCTGTTGGAGATCAAATATATTTCGGATCGAACTTTAACACCGCATTCGCGTCGTACGAATTCGCTGGACATGCGCTAACTGGAATAAAGGGAGATACTGGTGCTACTGGCCCCGCTGGCCCTTCTTTCTCAGAAACATTTACCGTTACCGTGGGTAGTAACGACATCAGCGGTGAGACTGTTGTAGAGGTTGATTCGAGTAGCCTTCTTGTCGCGTCAAACGGAACAAGCGCAATCGGAATTACCACAGGCGCGGCTATCGCTGGTGCGAATGCAACAGTTCAATATTCTGGAATTATGACATTATCATATTGGGCTTGGACTCCGAATCTTCCTATTTACCAATCCGTAAATGGTGGGTTGACTCAAGACCCTGCTGCTACTGGGCTTCCATTCGTGCGACAAATTGCAACGGCAATTTCTTCGACTAAGATTGCAATAAACCTGTTCCCACCAATCATAACCGCATAACGCAAGGATCAAAAAAATGGCAGCAAATAAATACATCAAACTCGCTTCTGGAATTCTTACAGAACAAGCGGCAACACAAACGTCTGCTGGTGGTGCAAATGCTAACCAGATCTCCGCTCTCGACTCGACAGGACATTTTGACTCTTCGTTGATGCCTGTGGGTATGGCTCCCGAAGCCGATACCATGGTAACATCTGAAAATCTAGCAGCTGGTGCATTTGTAAATGTCTACTCAAATGCTGGCGTAGTTACAGCTAGAAATGCAGACGCGACGAATCCAGCGAAAGAAGCTGATGGATTTGTGTTGACTGCATCGACTTCTCCCGCGACGAATATTGTGTACCGTCTAAGCCAAACAAATACACAGCTTTCTTCTTTGACCGCTGGAAGTCGATACTATCTTAGCGATAGCTCTGTTGGTGCTGCATCACTAACAGTACCAAGCACAGCGGGTCATATTGTGCAAGAGTTGGGCATTGCGATGTCTACGACAAGCCTTGAATTCAAGCCAAAAAGTCCTATCACATTAGGGTAAAAAATGACGGTAAGAAAGCCATTAGTTCTTAACTCCGGAAGAATCGAAGAACTCCAATCGGGAGATTCGATTAGTTCTGGTGACCATCTTGTTCTTGCATCTCCTGTTGATACAATCCCAAGTGATTTGCTTGCAAAAGTTACTGCTGGGTTAAACATTGGAATAACGAATCCAGGTCTTACTAATGATTTTCTTATCGTAAATAATAACGGTGTTCGGACGCTTAGTAGCGGAACAGATATAACCGTTGATAATACTGATCCACACAATCCAGTCGTTAATTTCACGGGTACTATACCAACAGGAGTAGACCCGTATGCAGTCGCGCTCACGGGCGTAGATACATCAGGTGGACATAGCTCTAGCTGGATACCAAAAGTAGGCCAGCAGTCCTCTAGCAGGGATATTATTCGGGGAATTACTAATGGGGCATATAGTGCGTCAACTGGGATTTATACAGCGCAGGTAGCTGGTGATTATAGGATTGTGTTTTTTGCCGACATGACAAGAAGCGTTCCGAGTACAAACGCATACGCTTCTATTGTAATCAATAGCGGATCAATACCAACACCAATCACCGCAGAATTCATGCCTGTTGTTGACCCCGCAAGCGCAACAACTCAATGCCAAGTATATATTGAAGCTTATGTAACTCTAGCTCTTGGAGATACGGTATTTATTTCTGTAACTCCTCAAGGTGGAAGCACAGATACAATTCTAGGTGATTTTTTGATGATCTACCGTCCAAATGGAATTGGACAACAAGGGCCCGCTGGAACTAATGGTGCCGTAACGTCGTTGACAACGACCGGATCAAGTGGAGCGTCAACACTAAATTCAGGTGTTTTGAATATTCCTATTTACTCTGGTGGATCGAACTGTAAATATGCTTCAACAATGGAACCGGCAGCAGCTAGCGCAAACATATCGATAGATACAGGAGCATCAAATAATTGGGTTGCTATTGCCTCAATGCTCATTCCATATGGAGATGTTGAACTTACTACTTCGTCTGAAATGGCTTTGATTGTTCCTCAGCCTGTTAATGGGGCTTCTTATATTTTGGCTATTTATTCAGTAGGATCAGGTTCTCCTTACAATCTTGTTGCATCAAGTGGAATTCAAACGATGCCTTCATCATCTTCTTGGATTTATGCTTTGCTAACTAATATTGTTTCATCACTATTAAATGCTGGAGAGAAGTATTTTCCTGTTTTTTTCTGGAATGGAAATGGAGCGTTAGCTCAGGGAATAAATGGGCAAAACATGAATGTAAGTCCATATTTAGCATGGTATAAATCGAATATGGGAACATTAACGTCTGCTCCATCAACTATTACACCAGATGGAGAACGATCATATCATTTATTTATGAGGGTTAAGTCATAATGAATACAACAACAATTTTTCAATCTACAATTGATCCAACAATTAAAGCTTCTCGATTAGATGAATGTATAACATTAGCACTTTCTAATGTTGGTAATCCAGCATACTTATCTTGGATTGAGGTCTATATATTGTATCCAATAGATGTGAAGGCGTAAGTTTTTTTGAACTAAATTTTAGGTGGTGAAATGTCATTCGATATGAAGCAAGTTGTCCAGATGATTGTTACAGTTGTCCTTGTTATCCTTGGCGACTTAGGGGTTAAGCTTGTCATTCCGTCGCAATCGTCGCAACCATTACAGACATCTACAATGCCGACGAATTACGACATGGGTCAAGATTCAAAGATTTATACAATCACCACAGACTTCGCGGTAATGAATCAAAAACTAGATGATATGAATAGCATTCTTCGAGAATTGAAAGATCATACTTCGCACCGATATTCAGAGTCAAAAAAAGTAAATCGCGATGTATACGCGCAAGTGAAAAAATGAACAGCCTATCAATCACATACTCAATCACTAAAGAATCAGTTTGTACCGATCCGATCAGGACGGTTGTGATTGCGACAGGTGTGCATGGAAATGAACAAACGTCTATGGAGTTGGGGAACTACTGGCTCAAGAATCCGAAAGAGCTTGAGCGTGAAGGATTGCGCGTCTCAATGATAAAAGCTGACGTAGACAACGATTCTAAGTGCGTTCGTTTTCAAGATGTGGATATGAATGACCAATTTGGGTTTGACACTCTATATGCAGCACCAAGCGAAAGCGACCCAAGAGAATTGAAGATCGCTCGACAGATCGCAGAGGCTCTTGGTGGAAAACCTTTGAATCCTAAGAATCCAGATTTTATTTTAGACCTGCACAACACCACCGCGAACATGGGAATATGCATAATCGTTTCCCAAGCGACTCCCTTGAATAAGCGCGTGATCGGACATGTTGTAAAGAAATTTCCTTGGGTTAATGTTTGGTATACTCCTGACGATATTACTGCTGATACGTCTTTTGATTCATTGAGCCGTAACGGATTTACGGTCGAAGTCGGCCCCGTTCCCCATGGCAAATTTGATCCAGCAAAAGCACGTTATGAATATGATTTGGTTCACGAAATACTTAATTTTTTGGTAGAATGGAATCGTGGAAATATTGGTAAGCCAACAAAGGTAACGGTATTCAAGCAGCTTGGTGATATTTATTATCCAGACGGTGGAAAGGTTTTTCCACCTCTCTTGATGTCTGATTATCTACCCATTAACAAAGGTGATGTAATTATGCTTGACGGTGCTGGACAGCCTGTAAAATGGACAGGAGATCAAACCGTATGGCCTGTGATGATTGATGAGGTTGCTTATCAAACAGAGTATAATGATGCAATGAGCTTAACGACAAAAGAAATTCACAACTGGTAAGGGCTATACGCCCAAGGAGAACGATATGCCACAATTAGCAGACCTTTATTCGTCTATGCAGGGAGCACAGAGCACGCCAATGGGTTCTGGCGCACCTATGCCACAGACTCAGCAAGGAACTGTGCCAGAAGAGCTAGAGCCTAAGCAAATCGAAAATCTAGAAACGCTTCTTGGCGTTGAGATTCCAAAAGAGCTCTGGCCTACCATCATGAAGATCGTCAAGAATAAGAATTTCAAGCTACCTACACAGCAAGGACAACAACAGGGCTATGATGATACCATGGAGGGTAGCGATCAAGATCAAGACATGATGCCTTCCGATGGATCTGGCGACTCTTCTGGTGCTCCTAGCTATATGGCGTTCGGACAAGCTAACCAGTAGGCTAAAATGAAAACAGGACTGCTTGCTCTGAATTGATATACAAAGCAAGCTGGATACAGCCAGAACAATAAACAAAGGATTACTATGCCATTGAAGCAAAGCAAGTCAAAGCAAGCGTTTAAGAGCAATGTAAAGGCCGAGGTCATGGCTGGAAAGCCCGTGAAGCAAGCGGTCGCGATTGCGTTTGCAACCAAGAAGACGGCGAAGTAATGCCTACCCAGCATTTCCACATTACCGAACTTGTGCAGCCCGAAGTATTGAGCGAGTACGGCGAAGCGGAGTGCTGGGCTATGATCCCGCAACATATTTGCGATTCTCTAGATAAGATCCGCGAGATGTACGGAAAGCCAATTAGCATCAATGCAGGACTCAACCAGCATTGTGGCATTCGTGCGGATAACTGCACTGTTGGAGCAGCTCATTCAGATCACAAGATCGTAAATCCCAACCAAGCGAGAGCGTTTGATCTGCACTGCTCAGACCTTCCAACTCTTCGGAAATTGATCTATGATAACTCGCAGATCCTAAAAGTATTTCGCTCAGAGAATCAATTGGCTACTCCTACATGGATTCATATTTCATACTACCTAGATCCATGCAAAGCCGTGGGCGCACTGGTTATATTTAACCCATGAAAACACTACTTGCAAAGATTGACGGCTTTAAAACATACGCATTTATAGGTATTGGCCTTATCGCAACATTGCTACCAGAGGTGCAAACGTATGTCACCATCGCGCCAAAAGTCCTTCTTGCCGTCAAGGTTTGTGCAGGACTTGCGGCCATTTATGGTCGCCTTGATGCCTCTCGGAAAATTAGTGATGCTTTGGAGCGCGGTAAAGAATTGGGAAAGGCGGCAGTAAATGACAACTCGTGAAGAAGGATTGATTAGTTTATCAATCGCTCTATTTCTCGTTGCTCTATTGGCAATTGTCGAGTGGACTGCAAAGCCAAAAGAGATGGTGAAAGAGGTAGTGAAAACCGTATCCGTGGTTGACTCAAGCGCGATCCATTCTTTGCGCGACTCGCTAAACTATTACCGCACTCAGTCTATCAAAGTACAGATTCATCGAGTGACGGTGCATGACACGCTTGGTACTGAGACAACCGTTTTGGATTCGGGCGCGACCGTTACCGATACGATCCGCGTTGTCGAAGTAAAACACGACACAACAGCCGTTTTTAAGCATGACACCGTGTCGATTTACCATGAGAAGGTAGTTTTGCCTGTTGAGAAGAAAAATACCGTGTATGCCTCTCTAGGAGGTGCAGCGAAGCCATTTAGCGTATCGCCTGAGATTGAGGTGGGATATTCCCGTCAACTAATTCCGATTTTGTCCGTATCTGGAGATGTCCACCACACAGGTATTAGCTATGTAGGTGGCTATTCTGTGGGAGCACAGGCTATTGTTTCTCTAGGATTTTAATGCGCCTTGCTGGAATTGAACCAGCGACCAATAGATTATGAGTCTACCGCTCTAACCAACTGAGCTAAAGGCACGGGGAGCCCGCCAAGGTACGATTTTCTTTCAACGGTTTGATTGATCCTTCACGGGCTTTAAATTCATTCCTATTTCTGTTTTATGAAAAAAACGCACTTACCGTCTTTTCTGTTGTGATTCATGCATGGTATTAGTTTTCCATTTGCAAGCGTTGAGTAGTCATCATTGCAACCATTAAAACGGTAATCGCAATGGTTGCAGATATTATCTGATGACATTAAATTACTTTTCAGGACGGCCATCATTCCGTTTGGAGTGTTTAACTGATCGATCCCATCAAAATCAATTTGTAGCTGCATAAATTTCATCGCATTAGCCTAACTCCAAAATAACCCGCGCCACCGCCTAGAGACTACCTTGCCAAGATGCGCTTTCGGTGGTGTCGGGTTCATTGAATGTTAGGCGACACGTTTATAATGTTGCCTTCGGTGCATTTGAAAATACATCCAATGTAATATCGAGTGCTTCGTTATATGGGCACCCTATTCTTACAAGAATTTCAGCAGTTGTCGGCATTGATGCATTTCTTGCAAATGCAATAGATGCCGCTTTGATGAATTTCGTTTTTTGTTCGCCTAACGATTGGGCATCATCTTCAGATATTACTTTCATCGTTCAATATTCCTCGCATTTGTGCATGACATAAATGCAAATGTTGCCAGTGCTAATAGGGCTAATTTCTTCTGGAATGCAGTAAGAGCCACACTTCGCGCACTTGTATGGTTCATCTTCGCAAGCGCGTGGATCGTCGCATTGGCTAAACGTATTTCTTGGCATGGTTAATCCTAAAAGGGTAAGTCGTCTGGATTCGTACTTTCTGCTTCACGTTGCTTTTTTCCATTTTCCTTAATGTCGAAAATGCTCACCATCACGCGGTCATCATTTTCTTTGCGAGGAAATGCCGCGAGATTTACAGACGCATCGATGACAATGTATTTACCATTCGCGCCTTCGTGTACCTCACCGATTTTTTTGTACACGTTTTTCTTCGCACCGTCTTTTTCATACGTGCGAGTTTTTACACATAGATCGTTTATTGCTGTCATTTTTAATCCTTTTATTTTACGATTTCAACTTCAAAACCAAGCTCACTTTCGATTTCTTCGATTGTGATTTTTCGCTTTGTTTCTTTTATCCATGCACGCTTAAAATACTGCAGCGCATCGCCATTTTGCTTCACGGCTTCGAGCTGCACGGCCTCCGAGGGCTGGTGGCAGTATCGCAGCGCATCGCCATTTTGCTGCACGGCTGCGATCTGCACGGCCTCCGAGGGCTGATGGCAGTATCGCAGCGCCTCGCCATCTTGCTGCACGGCTGCGAGCTGCACGGCCTCCGAGGGCTGGCGGCAGTATCGCAGCGCATCGCCATCTTGCTTCACGGCTGCGATCTGCACGGCCTCCGAGGGCTGGTGGCAGTATTGCAGCGCATAGCCATCTTTCTGCACGGCTGCGAGCTGCACGGCCTCAGAGGGCTGATGGCAGTATCGCAACGCACAGCCATCTTGCTTGACTGCCTCAAGCTGCACGGCCTCCGATGGCTGATGGCAGTATCGCAGCGCATA